TTCGATGAGAATGCGATCAAGACCAGTCTGAAGAACTTGATCATGACTGCTAACTATGAGCGACCATTCCACAGCGAAATTGGTAGCCCTATTAAAAAATTATTGTTCGAGCCAGTTACACCTATGCTCGAAGTTATGCTCCGCAGAGCAATTATGGACACTATCGATAACTTTGAGCCACGTGTTCAAGTATTGGATGTTATCGTTGTAGTATCTGAAGACGAATATGAAGTTAGTGTGACCATAGAATTCCAAATTGTAAACACAAACCAACCACTCACTCTTGATCTAGTGTTAGAGAGAACCCGATAATGGCAAATAATAAGAAAATCAACGTAACAGAATTAGACTTCGATAATATCAAGTCTAATTTAAAGAACTTCCTACAAGGTCAGACTGAATTCCAAGATTACGATTTTGAAGGTTCTGCTATGTCTGTTCTGTTGGACGTTCTAGCATACAATACTCATTACAATGCGCTATACAATAACATGGCGATTAATGAGATGTTCTTAGATTCAGCCCGTAAACGTAACAGCATTGTTTCCCTTTCTAAAATGCTTGGCTACACTCCACGTTCTGCTCTATGTGCTAAAGCCACAGTAACAGTTAACGTATCGACTGGAACTAGCTCTCCGTCAGCTATTACTCTTCCAGCATACTCTGCATTCACTACTAACATCGATGGAACTCAGTATACATTCTATAATACTGGTTCGTTCACTACTAGCCTATCTGGTAATGGATATACCTTCACTGATGTAGAAATTGTAGAAGGTAAGCCACTTTCTTATAGCTATAACGTTACTGATGGTATGCGTTATATTATTCCAAACTCTAATGTAGACATTAGCACTCTAAAAGTTAGAATTCAGGAAAACCCAACATCTACATTGTATGAAACATGGAGCAATACTGACTCTATTGTAAACGCAACTGCTACGACTAAAGCATATTGGGTTAAAGAGATCGATGACGGTCTCTATGAAATTAACTTTGGTGATGGTAATATTGGTCGTGCTCTTACAGCAGGTAATGTCGTTCACTTAGATTATTTTGTTTCTAGCCTCACTGCTCCAAACGGTGCTCGTACATTTGCTTATAATGGCGATACAATGCTTGGTGGTGCTCAAGTTAGCGTTATTACTACTGGTGTTGCTGCTCTTGGTGCAGACAAAGAAACCAATGACTCTATTCGTTTCAATGCTCCAAAATTCTATGCAGCGCAGAACCGTGCTGTTACTCCAGACGACTATAAGGCTCTAATCTACGCTAACGTGCCAGAAGCTAAATCAGTTTCTGTTTGGGGTGGTGAGGATAATAATCCTCCAGTCTACGGTAAGACATTTATCTGTATTAAGCCAAGAGATGCGACTAAGTTGACTTCTGTACAGAAATCTTCTATCACATCTTCTATCTTAAGTAACCGTAACGTAGTTTCTGTTATCCCTGAGATCGTTGACCCAGAGTATATCAATATCGCTCTCAATGTTACTGTTTATTACAACGAACAAGATACAACTAAATCTGCAGCAGATATTTCTACATTGGTTCGCCAGACTATTATTTCATACAATGACTCAGACTTGCAAACATTTGATGGTGTTTTCCGTTATTCTAAGTTAAGTCGTCTTATCGACGAAACAGATCCAGCTATTGTTAACAACATCACAACTGTATTGCTACGTCGTAACATGACTCCACGTTATAATGTGTCTGCGCAATATCTGTTAAATATGATTAACCCAATTTATTATTCTGGTGTTGCTGAAGAATCATTCCAGTCAACAGGTTTCTATATCGCTGGTTCAGATCAAATTCATTACCTAGATGATGACGGTGTGCGTTATGTGCGTTTATATCGTCTTGGTTCTAACGCTACAAAGATTATCGTAAATGATCAGATCGGCACTATTGATTATACTAAGGGTATCGTTGATATCAAGAACTTAAACATTACTGCTTTAGCAGATGTTGACTTTGAACTTTCTATCGCCCCTCAATCATATGACGTTGTTTCTGCTTTGACTCAGATCGCAGAAATTGCTCCTGACCATTTAAAAGTTACTGCTATCGCTGATAAAACAGCATCTGGTGACCTACGTGGTGGATACAATTACCAGTTTACTTCTAGCCGTTCATAATGCCTATTACAAAGCCAAAGTTATCATCTCTGGTAGCGTCTCAGCTACCAGAATTCGTAAGGTCAGATTACCCTACGTTTGTAGCATTCCTGCAGGCGTATTATGACTTTTTGGAATCAACACAACAAGACTTAACTGATCTTCGAGATCTAGATAAGACATTAGATTCATTCATTCGTTATTTTAAAGATGAGCTGGCATCCAAGCTACCGTATACAACAGTAGAACCACGTTTCTTGATGGAACATATCAAGGAACATTATGGAGCTAAGGGTTCTGAGGCATCATTTAAGCTACTGTTCAGAATTCTTTTTAATAAAGAAGTTACAGTTGACTACCCAGCTAAACAGATGCTTCGTGCGTCTGATGGTAAGTGGAACCAAGACGTTTCTGTTTTCATTAAGATCTTAACAGGTAACCCTAATGATCCTATCGGTAAATTAGTTGACGTTGTAACACCAAACAAAATTATTCGTGTTCTAGTTGATCGTCGTCAGTACGTTGAGGTTGAAGTAGATCGTGCAGTTAAGGTCGCAGATAACGTATATGAGTACTATATTGATCGTCGTTTCTTCGGTAATATCTCTGTTGGAGATAGACTTCGTTTCCGTGATGATGTAGCAGGAATCTACTTTACTGGTGAAATTTTAGCCACTACTTCTAAATTAGAGATTCAGAAACCTGGATCTGGTTTTAAGGTAGGTGACTTATACAATATTAGAAACTTTGATGGATATGGATCCATCATGAAAATTGCTCGTGTAGATTCCAATGGTGGTATCCTACAGGGTCAATTTATTAAATATGGTATTGGTTATACCACAGACTTTACTACTACGCTTTCTTCTAAGTCAGGACAGGATGTTTCTGGTACGGCAGGTACAGTTATTCAACGTATTGATACTGTACAGGTTGGTGGACATATTCTTTCTACGTTAAGTATTAGCGAAAAGTTAGATGGTTTCGCTGAATCTGGTACAATTAATACAGCAGATTATAACCAAGCAGCTATTAGCGAAACTGGTGGTCCAGCACTTGATGGAACATTTGCTGGTCTTGTTATGCGTGAATTTGGTATCTCTAGTGTTGATGCTACTGCAACATTACAAGACCCTGCAATTATTAAGTGTTCTCTTGGACCACTTGCAAAATATCCAGGCTACTACGTTAACAATGATGGCTTCTTGGATGACGCTATTTTTATTCAAGACAGCCGTTACTACCAAGCCTACTCTTATGTTATTAAGATCGATGAGGCTTTAGACTCATATAAGACTGCTGTTAAGAATTTGATCCATCCAGCTGGTATGGCTATTTTCGGTGAATATGATATTCGCAACGAATTTGACATCAGTGAACAGTTAGAATCTTTAGTTAAGATCCTTGCAGTCACAGTTCAAGATGAAATCACTACTGCAAACATTACTGAAATTAAAGATTTTGGTAAATATTTCGATGACCAGACATATAACTTTGATGGTAGCGTTGAGGGTCAGTTTGTAACAATGCAAGAATTAGGATTGACTCTGGATGGAACCAGAACAATGCCTTATCTGACATTGGCTAAACCTATCGATGGAACTAACCTAAATTATGATGGAGATATAGAAACACAGTCTATTTCTCTAGCTGATGGTGGAGACATAACTGATTCTACAAGAACCATGCCGTTCTTTGATACAGTTAAAACTCTAGCAGTTAATCACCTTATCAATGATGGAACTACGCCAGATGATGAATCTGTTTATACGTTAGATGGTGGAGATGTTCAAGATTTCACTAGAACAAACCCCGCATTTAGCCAGACTAAACTTCTAGACTCCACTCATCTAAATTATGATTTAGCATATGATAGCGAAACTACTGCTATGGTGGAAGAAGCTATTGGATATGCAGGTGGAGCTACCAGAACTGGTGCTGATATTTTTGATTTCACCAAGGCATTAACGGCTAACCATTATTTAAATAATGGTAACGATCAAGATCCAGAATGGGTCGTTATGTCAGATACTGATGCATCTAGTGCAACTGACCTAAATAGAACGACACCAGCATTTGTTTATACAACTACTATAGATCCGACTTACTATAGTGGAGATGATAACGCCGCAGCTGTAGACTCTG